TTATTATACAAAACAGGTTCTGGGTCACCTTCTAATTCCTTCTCTACCATTCTAACACCATGAGCAGCTAAAATAATTGCGGAATACAAATCCTTATTTTGCCCCTTAGTAGGTGTGTCAAAATGTAACAGACCACTGGCAGTCTGAGTAACTATTATATTTAACATTTGACTCTTAAGTTTCTGTATATTATCAAAAATAACTGCGTGAGCGTCTAATGTAGACACCGGCGGTTCTGGAAAATTTAACTTATTATCTTCCAACATAGATAGTGTTGTAAAGTTAGCATCAGAAATCCAACCTGGATTAAAAGTCACCATGTCTAAAATATGGCGTCCTTTCATATGCTTGTGGTCATCATTAGTTCTGTCTATTATAGGTGTTTTACCATTATAACCATCTTCTAATAAGTCACATATAGCTTTACCTCCACCACCTTTATCCATAAAAATACGCATAATATTATATTTCTCACAAACTTCTTGAACAAACTCAGCCATACCTTGAGTAGTATTCTTTTTAAGCTCTATAACATTAACTATTTTATGTACAGTACCTATCTTTATAATAACAACACCGCAACTTGCGCTACCGCCTTGGTTTGGGTCCATTCCCATAACATAAGACGCCTGAGGATCACCTTTCAACTCTACAGAAAATCCGCTGTTCTGCGTACACTCCTCTAACAAAGAAGCTTTAAAAAATCCTTCTGAATCAGATATCATAGCAGCTTCATATTCCATACGAAACTCAGCATGCGACATTACACGTTTAGCCTCAGCGATATTATCAGCATCAGAAAAACCTTCAGGTAAATCCGTGTAAGGTACTTGATGTACAGAGTATTTAGAATCTTTATCACCATCTATTTCCATTTGCTTCCAATAGTCTTTCATCCTACGCCACATATGATTAAATTTATAATAACCAGAAGAAGTCATCACCATCTTATTTACTGATCCTTCTTCAAAATCATCTGCTGTAGCTAAACCCTGGTCTATCAACCGTTGCTGCCGCTCCAGGCGCCTAACATTTTCCATAGGTTCCATAGTAGTAGCACCCATAGGTCGAATAACCATATCCAAAGTCTTATCGGGAATCTGTGCCAACTCATCCAAACATATCAAATAAAAACGAGATCCTCGAATTTTATTACCATCACCTAAAGGAAGCGCCTCTATGTAAGAAGCATTATAACCACCTAAAGCCTTAAATCTAAGATAGCACACATCAGAACCACGAGTAGGCTTCTTCTCACACGCCTCTCTAAGAAGCGGTGATTTACCATAAAGTTTTTCTACCTCAGAAAAAATCATTTTACTCTGCCTAAAAACAGGGCCTATTAAACCTACTCTATATCCTGGATACAACATACCGCTTAAACAAGATAGTGTACCTAACATAAACGTCTTACCACTACCTCGACCCATAATAGATATAACATTATTCTTAAACCACATATCTTCAAAAACAATGCGTTGTATAGGAGCAAAGTCTACACGTAACAGGTCATAAGCAGCTATACAGGGATTCTGTCTGTAAAAACTTATCAGCTCTTTACCGCTATCTAGTATGTCAACATAACTTTTACCCATTATTATTATTCGTTTTCCTCACCTTCTCGTTTCTCAGCATCTATATCATAACGATTACCAACATACTCTTCTCTTGACGCTCTTATTTTATCTTCTTCTTTTTTTAATTCGGCTGCCTTTCTAGCAAGCACCTGCTTCTTATCTTCATCTAAAGCTACAGCTAAATCAACTATAGAAAAACCTTTAAACTCATTAGGATTAATTCTATCACGGCGTCTAGAAGACAAATTTTCTCTTAACTTATCATTCTGTTTTCTTATTTTTTCTATAGCCACAGAAATATCTAACTGTTTATCAGGATCACCTTTACTAGTTTTAAGAAGTCTTACCTCTAACACCTTATTCATAGCCAAACTCATTACATCATCCATGTCACCTGATGACATATCATCAGGATCAAAATCATTCAGATAAATATCAACAAGGCCATTATACATTTCTAATTCCTCTTCTTCAAACAACTCTTCCACAGGAATTACCTGCTTTAATAATTGCTTGAACTTCGGAGGATTTTTAGGTCTACCCATCTTACTCATAGTATCTACTCCTAAATAATGTCCTCTATATCTATATCCATATTAATATTAGAAAACTTTTCCTTCAAAACCATCAATCTTTCTGGAGTAAGAGCGTGGCTAAAATATTCTATATTTTGTCCGTAAGCCAACTCTATTTTCCTAGTATTTCTCATTGATCTCTCTGTACGAATATCTTCAATACTATCTATTTCTTTTTTATTATCGTTTATCCAATAATGTAACTGGGCATCATCAATACCATCTCTGCAATACTTGTTAGTTATTTCCTCCGAAAGAGGATGTAAGTTTTTAAAGTATATCAATAATGTCCTAGAAATCTTATCTTTAGTAGATTGTTTATGTCTTTGACCCATCTTTGATGCGCTTATAGCACGTTTACTTTCCTCGCTTAACCTATAACCAATCGGTCTTCCCCTCTTTTTACCCATTACATGGATACCTCCTCTACACTAGAATATGTTTTACACTCTGAACAAATAATACCAACTGTGTTTTTCTGAGCACGAGTTATATGTCCACAATTAGAACACGCAACATATTTATTCCTTACCTGTTTTTTAGGTTTAGAAAAAGTAAATGGTAGATTACCATGATCATCTATATATTTACTTTCTCTATGTATCCGCTCATTATGTTTTTTAACACCGCCTTCAGGTTCGTATCTTCTTTCCGTTGCTCCAGCAGGCAACTCACCTATAGGTGTATTTCTCACAGATTTATTTATATCATTAAAAAGATCACTATTCATAATTTACCTCTTATATTTAACATCAACACATCTTTTAGACGCTGTGTAATCACTTAAATAAACACAAAGCTCTTCCATAGTATAATCATCTAAAGGTTTAATCCAAGGTCTAACACTCCACAAACCATAATGGTATCCTACAGCATTTCTAATTATTTCATAAGAATCTTCTTCAATAATCTTAGTAGCATCATAAACTTCCTCTACTAATTTAGCACCTAAATCAGGATGGTTCTTTGTTGTGTGACCAGACCTTTTTAAACCCTGCTTTCTCAAGTCATGAATTATACACGCACTTAATACTTCATCTCTACTATCTTCACATCCCAATCCTCTACATAGTTCATAAGCAACTGTAAAAACCTTTTTAGTATGTAGAATAGTACCATCCCAACCCAATTCATCCAGAGGGTGGTACTTACCAGATGAACTAGCAGGACAATCCGTAAAAAAATAATCTGGCGCAGAAATTATACATAACCTAGTAAACTCTCTGATATTCTTATCATATATAAGATTTAACTCTTCTTTGAATACATCTTCCTTATTTTTTTGTGATACCATTTAAATCTCCTTTTCCTTTATAAGTTTTAAAATACTGTCAGGAGCTAATGCGTCCCCATTTACAGCACTGTAAGATATATCATTAATAGATAAAAAATGCCAAATGTTATTACCTATAACATCTGACTCCTCTTCCGTTTGTGCTCTACCATATTTCTTATATGGTTTAACTCTTTTAATAAATATATTAATATTATCAAAAGAACTATATATTTCCTTAAGTAAAGAACCAAAAGAAGGGAAATAATCTCTTGGTGTATACATTAAACTCTGTATAATGGGAGAGTCTGTTATAGCATAATCAACCTGATTACTCAAGCGCTTTAACCTACTAAACTGTTTAGCAGTTATGTATAATTGATTATTCCCTTCTAATTCCTTAAAACGTTCCGCATAAACTAAGTCCTTAGCAAACTCAGTAACCAACTCTACACTCCTAATACTTGGATCTGTCTTCATAAGAAAGAACAAACCAGCAGCAGTAGTAGATTTACCTGCTCCAGGACCGCCGAACAAATTAATAACCTTCATAATAATTCCCTTTCCTTAATACGGTTTAAGCGTGTATTCATCACTTTTCAAATTAACTCTTTCTACACGGGTAGAATCGTGATTAACATTATAACCGGCCTGTTTAAAATCACCGTCTCTATGACCCCTAGGGTCAGTTTCGAATTTATAAAATCTATCTTTCTTATCTTCACTGAAAGGATATCTAGTTCTGTATCTTTGCCACTTAGGCTGTCTATATTCTTCTATAGGAATAGCCATTTATTATCCCTCCTTATTTTTTAGATTTCTTGTCCTTCTCCTTCTTGTCTTTACCATTCTTACCGTTTTTACCTTTTTTATCCTTCATGTCTTTATCATCATCACCGTTCTTCTTTTT